CCGGACTTTCTATGAAGACCTGTCTTACGGTCTTTACGCAGACTTCGAGCTTGGTTTTTCGGCGCTGCCGGTAGCAAACAACGTGAATGAGTTCGGCATGGGCTTCGCGGCTGGCGTCGCGGTTCCTACTGACGGAGTGTTCTTCCGGCTGAATGCCTCCGGTGTCCTTCAAGGTGTCGCAAATAACAACGGGGCTGAAACCTCCTGCGTGTTGAACTTCACCTATATTATAAACCAGCTGAACCATTTCCTGGTCGTCCTGTTCGCTGATCGCGCTGAGTTCTGGATAAACGATGAAATGTATGGTCGTATAATTTGCGAGCCTGGGACAGCGAACGGTCCGACAATGTCCAACTCGCTGCCGCTCTTGATTCGCAGCTATAATTCCGCTGTGACTAGCTCTGCCCAGCAGCTTCAAGTAGCAACGGCGGCCATCACTAAAGCCGACATGAACACCCAGCGCTCCTGGCCGACTGTTATGGCAGGAATGGGCCTCTCGATGTCAAAACTTCCGGACGGTGTTGCAGCGGGTCAATCCCAGAACTATGTGAATAGCACGGTTCCGGCATCGGCCACCTTATCTAACACGGCAGCCGGGTATACGACCTTGGGCGGGCAATGGCAATTCGTCGCTGTGGCCGGTGCTGAGACGGATTATGCCCTGTTTGGATTCCAGGTTCCTGCTGCTGCTGCCAACTTGCCGGGAAGGAATTTCATCATGACCGGCGTCCACATAGAAGCCTATAACATGGTTATCGCCGTGGCCACCACCCCGACAATTCTACAATGGGCACTGGGCTTGGGTGCTTCGGCTGTTTCCTTGGCGACAGCGGATAGTACGACGGCTGGAACCAGGGCACCCAGAAAGATTGCTCTTGGCGCGCAGTATCTGCCCATCGGTGCGGCTGTTGGCGCTGTGGCGAATGCCATCGATGTCAACTTCAAGGAATCGCCCGAGATGGTGGAGGCTGGGACTTGGGTCCACTTGATCCTTAAGATGCCGGTCGCCACGGCTACCTCGACTGAGGTTATTCGCGGAACTGCTGCCATCTTTGGCTATTACGAATAAGGAGTGTTAACAATGACGATATTATCTGGCGGCGATTTAGGCGGCCAAGAAATACAGTGGGCGGCGTCAGGGACTTTACCCGATGGGCGCGAGTATATGACGATCAGCGGGTACATTTATATCCTCGCTGGCGACTTTGCCGTATTTGGCGGTGCTGCTTAACAACTTATCGGTAAATTACAGCCGGATGGCTGTTTTTTTATGCCTTAAACCGCGAAGCTGGATAGCTGACCGGGCGCGCTGGATAGGGCGTGGCTGGATTCCAGTAACCCAGAAAATAAGAAAACGTTTAGAGGTGTAACGATATGGAAAAAAGACTGAAAGAGATCCTGGCCCGTAAAAACGAAATTCGCAGCCTGCTGCAAGCTGACGGCGAGTGCGATCTGGACGCTATCCAGACCGAGCTGGACGGCCTTGAACAAGAGGAGCGCGGCATCCAAAAACGACTGGAGATCGCCAGTAAACTGAACGCCGGCGACGTTCGCGGCAGAATCATCCTGCCTCCGGGCGCCAGAACCCCCCAGGAAGATGAGCAGCGCACTGGCGTCGACACGGCCACCATGGAATACCGGACCGCGTTCATGAACTACGTGCTGCGTGGTACTCCGCTGCCGGCTGAATTCCGGGCTGACGCTACCACCACGACCACCGGCGCCCCAATTCCCCAGACCGTCCTCAATACCGTCATCGACAAGATGATTGCCTCCGGGATGATCTTGCCGCTCATTACCCCGACCAACTACCGGGGCGGTTTGGCCATTCCGAATTCCAGCGTTAAGCCTGTTGCTACCTGGGTGAACGAGTCTGCCGGCAGCAGCAAACAGGCCAAAACGACCGGCTCCATTATTTTCGGCTACTACAAACTGCGCTGCGCCGTTGCGGTCAGCTTGGAAGTTGACACCATGGCCGTGCCTGCGTTTGAGGCCGTCCTAGTGAATAACGTTTCCCAGGCTATGGTCATCGCTTTGGAGCAGGCGATCATCTCCGGCTCCGGCACCGGTCAGCCGACCGGCATTATATCGAGCGGCACGAGCGTCAATGCTGGCCAGGTGGTTACCGGGACCCCGTCGCGGAAATCGTTTAATGCTGCCGAGGGCGTCCTGGATATCGCCTATGAGGCAACCGCCAAATGGTGCATGACGAAGCAGACCTGGACCGCCATGTTAAATGAGGTCGATACCGTCGGCCAGCCTATCGCCCGCGTGAATGAAGGTATTCCTGGCAAAACTGCGCGCACTCTGCTCGGACGCGATGTCGTGCTGTGCAACTACCTCCCGACCTACGCCACCGGCCTGAGTGCTGGAACCGTTTGGGCATTCCTGTTCGACTTCAGCGATTATTGCCTGAACACGAACTACAACATCAACATTCAGCGCTACCAGGAGATCTGGGTGGGTGATGATTGGGTGACCCGCGCGGTCCTCATCGCCGACGGGAAAGTCATCGACGTTAACTCCCTGGTTACCTTAGCGAAATAAGAGGGGGGCGGAGAAATCTGCCCTGCTTCTACTAAGAAAGAAGATAGTGCTATTAATGAACGAACTGATCAAAATTGATGATGGCGGCAAAATTACCGCCAGGGAATTGTACGAGTTTTTAGAACTAAGGCCTGGAGATTTTTCCCGATGGGCCAAAACCAACATCGTGGAAAACCAATTTGCTGAGGAAGGAATGGATTGGATGCGACTCCGCATTCATGCGGAGACGCCCACGGGTGGTCAGATGGAAAGGGACGATTACCGATTGACCATCGATTTTGCCAAGAAACTGTGTATGGTTTCAAAGTCGACTAAGGGCGAACAGGCCCGCGACTACTTTATCGAAGCCGAGAAGCGACTCAAAGCGCTTTCAGCGCCCACCTGCATAGAAGACATGATGATTGCCCAGCTACTTTCCATGAAAGAACTTCGTCTCAAACAGCTAGAACAAGGCGAGCAAATCAGGCAACTTGCTGCAAAAATTGCGACAAGCCCGGCTGAATATTACACCATTGCCGGTTATGCCAGCCTGCGAGGGATTAAAGTTGACGTCAGCAAAGCCAGTTTGTTGGGAAGAAAAGCAGCCAAGTTAAGTGTTGAATACGGGTATCATGTTGGCAAAACCCACGATCCTCGGTTCGGTCAGGTCAACACCTATCACTTGGACGCATTAAATGAAGTGTTTCAGGCATGATCCCCTTTGTGACCGGCGATTTTGCCACGCATGTACTCCAAATCATTACAAGGTGGTGAACACAAGTGAGAAAAATCGATAGTGTTGCGGCTGCTTTGGCTGAGCTCACCCATAAAATCATTACCGACATTCATGCTCGCGGCTATTCGCCGTCTGATGCAGAGACCCTGGCTGCGGTCCGGGAGAACATTAAAGCTCTGAAAGAGTTTGATATTGAATTCGAGCCGGCACCGGCAGTGGCTCCGTCAGCATCTAAGGCTGGTGACTAACCATGGCGGCTCTGTCGCTAGACGATGTGAAACTGTATCTGCGGGTTGATATCAACGACGACGATGGGCTAATCCAGGACCTCATGGACGGCTCCATAAAGTATCTTGAACGTATGACGGGAAAAGCCAGCGACACCACCGACGGCGTGTGGAAGATGGCCATAAAGTACCTCTGTTCGCACTGGTATGAAAACCGCGACGACACGGTTGCAGGCCGAGACGCCAAAGTGGACCACACGATTGACTCACTGATTACCCATATTTCACTCTGCACGGATTATGCGGACAAGGCTGTGTCGCCATGATCCGGGCAGGTGATTTGCGTTATCGCGTTACGCTGCAGGGAAACGTTACCACTAAAGACGACGAAGGCAATCTTACACCGTCTTATCCCGATATAATGGACGTCTGGGCTAATATGAAGCCTGGTGGTGGTGAGTATGTCCACAGGCGTTTTGGGATATTGGACGACCGCATTTCCTTAATCATGGAGTGTCGGCCGAACCCGGCAGTAACTGAGATGAACGTTGTTTTGTGGAACAAGCAGTACGAAATTGTCCATGTTGCCCGATTCATCGACCACTATGTCGCGCTCTTGAGGCCGATGTGGATCGAGGCGCCTTAAATGGGCCGCCGGCGTAAGGGTGACACCAGCAACTTTTCGCGCTTATTTGTGCAGCTTGGCGCTGATGTGTCTGACGGGGCGAAAAAGGCTCTAGCCGACGGCGGTGACCTTGTTGTCCGGGAGGCAGAGTCCAGGTGTCCCATGGGCGACTCCGGCGCACTGAAGGAAAGCATAAAATCCAAGGCTAACCGCAAGGGGACGCGAGTCAAGATAACCGCTGACGCCAGAAACCCAAAAGATGGATACCCATATGGTCAGATTATGGAATTTGACCCGAAAAGGCGCAGACCGTTCATGTATCCGGCCATGGATGCCCGGCGGCAAGAGGTAAAGGATGGAGTCATAAAAGCCATCCGGGAGGCGGTTCGTAAAAATGCTAAACCCTAACGCAACAGTCAGAGCAGCGCTGGATGGTGATCCGGGGCTAATGTCCCGGCTTGGCGCCGGCAATGTGTACCAAGTATTCCCTGCCGCCGAAATTCCGCCGCCTCTGCTGGTATTCGGTGTAACCGAAAACCGACCGGCATTTGGCGCCGATGATGCCGAGCTTTCAAGCGAAATAACCGTAACCATCGATGCCGTCCACCGGGATAATGCCCAGTTGACGGCTATAATGCTAGACGTCAACCGGATTATGTCCGGGATTGGCTTCGTTCGGGACAGCTACGGACCGCTGGGGCAATCCGGCGGCGCGTACACCCGGATGATCAGATTCAAGACAGAAATGGAGGCATGAAAACTATGACGATGAGAATAGGCGTTAAAAGCCTATATTATGCTCCGCTGACTAATGACACGTCCTCGGGCGTGTCTTATGGCACTCCGGCAGCGATTCCGGGCCTCAACAAAATCGGTCTGACCCGGAAGTCCTCCCGGGATAATTTCTACGCCGACGATGGCCCTTGGGACACTGCAACGGCGAAGGACGTTTATGAGGTCGAGCTGACCGTTGCTGACATTCCCCTGGCGCTGTATAACACCCTCATGGGAATTACTCAGGTGGGTGCAGAGGGCAGGCCGACCATGAATGACGTAGCGCCTTTTGTGGCGATTGGTTTCCAGGCGACAAAGTCTAACGGCAACAGCAGGTACTATTGGCTTTACAAGGGCCAGTTTTCGCCGGCTGACGAGGAGAACGAATCCAAAGGAGCAACCGCGAAGCTGAAACCCATTCTTATCAAGGCCACTTTCCTGGGCCACACCTTCGACCGCTCGCAGGAGAGAATCCTTGATGCTGACGACCCGAACTATCTGGCGGTCATGGGCACGGCGTTCTTCTCGTCCGTTCTGCCGACCGCTGATAGCACTCCGCCGACTATTACCAACATCTTACCGGCTAACAATGCCACTGGCGTTGCCGTCGGTAGCACCGTATCCTGGACCTTCTCCGAAGCTATCAACGTTACCGGGCTTACGGCTGGCAATTTCCTGCTGGTCAAAGACATCGATGGCAGCAACGTCGCCGGGACCCTGGCGATCAACGCGACAAAGACCGTCGTAAACTTTACGCCGAGCGCCAACCTGACGGCTGCTGCGGTCTATCGGGCCATCGTTACCACAGACGTCACCGATATGTCCGGGAACAAGCTGGCCTCTCCGAGCGTGACGAAGTTCACCTGTTAGTAGAAACACAAAACAAATGGGGTAGTCGGTCAGCTTCTCTCATTCTATGTTTAATTGCAGCCCTTCGTCACAGACGCGTGTTACCTCGACCTTTTACCCCACTTACTTTGATTCGCATATATGAAATAATATCGCAAATTTCGCTAAAAAACGACAGGTTTTTCAGGGGGAGATGTGGAAATAGGCGATAAATAGTAAGTAGCTCAAGGGGGACAATTGATAATGGCAACTATCGTGCCCAAGCGCACCAGCATCCGATTGAAATTGGCAATAGGAATAGCAGCGATTTCTTTCGCGGCTCTGGCGGTTGTCTCAGCCTGGGGCTGGTGGCTGATGAAATCGGAAGCGGAAAACCTTTCGGTTCAGGTTCTTACAGAACAGGCTCTACGCAATACCCAGCAGGCTGAAGCCTCTATCCAAAGTGTGCAACTGATGATGCAAGGATTGGCTGACGCGAGCGAAGTAGCCGATGCCCCAGCGCTAGCTGACGCCCTTCCCGCACTCCGGAGGTTTCTAGCAAAAAACAATGCTGTTACCGATTCAGTATTGATTTCTGGTCCGGATGGCAAACGAGTGTCAGCAGACGGGGGGGTTGCTGATGTGAATGACCGTATTTTTTTCAAACGCCTAATTGCAGAGCGGGTTCCCGTGGTCTCGGAAATGCTAATCGCCCGTTCAACCGGAAGACCTTCCGTATCGGTTGTGGTTCCATGGAAGGGACTTGATGGCCAGTTCAGGGGCGGCGTATGGTGCACAGTCGCGCTGGACAGTCTCCAGGCGCAGACCGAGGCCATTCGTTTCGGTGACACCGGTTACGGATTTGTCACCAATGATGAAGGGTTTATTATCGCTGACGGGGCCAACAAGGAAGCGGTCGGCAAGGTGAACTTCAATAAATTGCCGGACGGAGACACTATGAAAACCTTGTGGAAGAAGGCGTTCGACACCAAGAAAGCGGTATCAGGCGACTATCAGTTTGAGGGCAAGAGTTATTTTGGTGTGTTCACGCCGATGCAGGTTCCCGGCGGGAGGGTCTGGGTCGTCACAGTGGCGCTCGAACAGCGGGAATTGGCAGGTAACGCCACCAAAGCCGGTATGGGTCTCTTGGGAGGTTCGTTCGTTCTGGCACTACTGGCGGCGGGCGCTGCCTATATGTGGGCCCGGTCGTTTGCGACGCCGATTATTAGGTGTGTGGCTGCAGCCCAGCGAATCGCATCAGGCGACGTACGGCCGATAGCGAAAACAATCAATAGCAACGACGAACTCGGCGATCTGTCAGACGCGATTATCGCCATGAACGACTCCATCCGGGCGCTGGCGCTTGACTTCCATGACAAATCTTCCAGAATCGCTTCTTCGTCAGAACAACTTACTGCCAGTGCCGATCAGTCAGCGCGGGCCGCAGGCCAGGTCGCTGAATCGATCACCCAGATGGCCAGCGGGACAGAAAAGCAAGCCGCCGGCGTCAGTGGCGCGCTGGGTACAGTGGATAAGATGGTCCGGGAGGTAAAAGCGGCGACCGAAGGGGCGGCCCGGGTCGCGGAAGTGTCAGGCCAGACTGGGGCTGCGGCCGAACAAGGCCAACAGGCCATCCAATCGGCGGTGGCTCAGATGAATGCCATTGCGGCAGGCAGTGCGAAAGTCCAGGGAACGGTCAATAAACTGGCCGCGAGTTCTGCACAAATCGGTGATATCGTGAATGTCATATCGGGTATCGCCGGCCAGACCAACCTACTGGCGCTCAACGCTGCCATCGAAGCTGCGCGGGCCGGAGAGGCAGGGCGGGGCTTCGCGGTCGTGGCCGAAGAAGTTCGCAGACTCGCCGAGCAGTCGCACCAAGCAGCCCAGGAGATAACCGGTCTGATTGCGGAAAACCACGTCAATATGGAACAGGCCGTTCAGGCAATGGCAGCAGGATCGGGGGATGTGAAAACCGGGACGGCGGTTGTAGAGCAGGCGGGACAAGCCTTTGATCTAATCGTTAAGGCCGCAAGGCAGGCTCATACAGAGTCGGGTCAGATCACCGGGGTGATGAAACAGGTAGATGCGGGGACCGAACTTGTCGTTGGGGCAATGAAAGAGATCGACCATTTAAGTCAGGAAAACTCCACGGAAGCCCAGAACGTGTCTGCGGCAGCGGAAGAAATGTCGGCTTCGATGGAGGAAATTGCCTCATCCAGCGAAGAGTTGTCTCGCATGGCGCAGGAGATGCAAGTGGCGGTAACTCGGTTCAGGGTCTAGTCAACTCGCCTTCCTGAAGCCGGGGCAATAAGAAATATAAAGAAATCTGAAGAAGCCCCGCACCGAAAGCGCGAGGCTTCTTCGGTTGTGCCGGGCTCAGTGATATTCGTATAGCTGTCGCCAAGCGTGCTCTCTAATGTCTTGGCCGACATACCGATTTTGGCCGTAGGCACGTGCCAGGTGGTTTCGAACCAAGTCATCCTACATGTTGGCGTCTTATCGAAAATCGATCTATCATTCTCGGATGCGGTAACTCCAGATCAGACATACCAGATGCCAACGGCTGTATTACAAGCCGGACAGAAAAAGAGTTCAGTCCAGCACAAGCCGCTAGCACGTTAAAATAAGATTAAGCGGGGGCCGGGAAACCGGCTTTCTACTTTTTGGAGGGCATTATGGTTTCTCCCGAGATTATTATAAAAGACAAAAAACACAACCCGGGCAAGCCCAAAGCCGGAGTATGGCGCGACGTGATGGAGTTTGACGAAGGCCGGAAGAAAATCCTGGCCGTAGATTTTTTAGACGAACACTCGAAAATAATTTCAAAGGTGTTCGCGGTGCCCGAGGTTACGCCGGAGGCGATTCTTGTCACCCTTGGTATTGAAGATATTATCCCATTGTATTTTTCCTGTTTCAGCTGGGTCTGTGAGCAAATAAACGTTAGGCTTGAAAAGCTCCCAAACCCACAAACCCCGAAGGCGGAGGAATAGCCCTTTTAAGCCTGTCGGGGTATGGGAAAGTCGTATTCTTTTATTCATCGCTACATGAAACGTATCGCTGGACCTGTGACCAGATCGATAATACGGACCTGGGCTATCTGTTGGACCTCGTTGTGGTCCAGGCAAAAACAAGGCAGGTCAACCTCGAGGAAAAAACCCATTTCATCGATGAAATATAGGAGGTCAATATGGCAAAGAACGGCGTAAAAATTGATGAGCTTTTTCTGTCGCTCGGCCTGGACCTTGACCAGCTTGACTCCGACCTGGTGGGCGCAGATAAAACCGTCGCAGAAGGGATATCCTCCATCAAGGCCAAAATGGCGCGCAACAAGGTAAAAATGGAGATAGACCAGTCTTCGTTTGACGGGGCGACGACTTCCGCTGCCGCGCTGGATAACAAGACCCAGCACTTGACGAATCAGCTTAACTTACAAAAGCAATCCGTCGCTATGCTCGGGGCTGTCTATCAGCAGGCGAGCAAGGATGAAAATATCAGCCAGGCGGCAAAGAACCGGCTGTTGGACCAGCTGCTGCGAGAGCAGAAAGCCGAAGCCCAGCTGGCAAGCCAAATCCGGATGACAAACGCGGCTCGCAATAGTGCCGGGGGTGATTCTGGATCATCGCTCTCTGGGGTCGTTACATCCCTACAAGGCAAATTCTACGGAATTATGGGAGTGGTTACCTCCATCATCGGTCTTGTTGCGGGCGGTTTTGGGCTGAAATTAGCCACCGCCGACACAGTGGAAGCCGGGGAGAACGTTTTTAAACTATCGGAAAAGCTGCACATGTCCCAGGCGGATGCCGCTAGTCTTAGTCGGACTTTAAAATTAACCGACACGGACACCAAGGTGTTTTCCGGAACAATGGTGCGTCTGGATCGAAGCGTCGAATCTGCGGGCCACAGCGGGAACGCCATCACCAACTCACTGAAAGAGTTCGGTGTTTCCCTTACGGACGCCAACGGAAAGCTGCTGCCTTATAATACCCAACTTTCAAGGTTGGCGGCGGGCTATAAAGATGCCGCCAAGGCAGGAATGGAAGAAGAGTTTGTTGCCCAGGTGCTGGGTGCCCGGGGCCAGGCGATGATTCCGCTCCTT